CAACTTGCTGGACAGAAAGAGTCGCCGGAGATATGTAATCCCAGTTTGGCGGGCCACCAGCAGTTAATCCGGTTAACCCTGAATCAGCACCGCCTCCAGGTTCTCCTTCTGGCACTTTGTAGGTCGGGTTAGAAGTTACGTTGCTTACCCAACAAACATTGTCTTTTTCTAGCTCCTCGCTTTTCTCATAAACAGGGCTTTCTTCAGGTATGTTTTCTGGGTCAAGCTCTGCATCAAGCGGGTCTTTGTGCCTTATGCCAATTGCCACTAATTGTGATTTGTAAGCCAACAAACGCTGGCAGCGCAATTCGGTGTCAAAGCTAGGGTCACCACCAGTAGTCAAATCCCACTCTGTGCTAATGAATCCCCACTTGGGCAAATCAACAAACTTTTCAGCCTCCCAATCCCACATCTGCGGAATATGCTCTGGGTGGTTAAAAATAACCGTGTCGCCCCAGTGACAAAAATTCCAGCCAGAAGCATCAGTTACGGCCTTTTCTGTCATTCTCCACTGGTTTACAGGCTCGTACATGTGAAGGCCGCGCTGACTTGCAGAAAAAATGTAAGCTGAACCCATGTGACGCTTGGTTGTGAAAATAGACATCTTTTCATCAGTCGGAACACGCAATGTTGATTCCGCTATCTTTTCAATGCCAAGCGGAGTGAAGCGAACATTAAGGCTGTCAGTCCAAGCATTGACAGGCAAAGCCTGACCATTGAGGTCACCAATAACCCCAAACTGACCAAGCTGTGCGTGAGGTATCAGCATTATCGCTGCTCGTAATCCACAGCCATGAAAGAAAAGCCAATCTTGTCATCTGGCACTTTCCAAGCGTTTGCCTGCGAGTCATAAACCAACCATGTCCACTCAACAAAATCATTTTGCTGGTTGGTCACGGTTGCGATGACATGCTGATTGGTCGTTGCGTAGGGCTGGATGATTACGGAAAAGTGCCGGTCAAAGTTTGGGATCGGCTTTGTAAATGTTACTCGGCAGGAACCAAACCCCGTCTGATTAGGGACGGGTATCTCTACCTTGGAAACATTGTGTGCATACGGCAGCGGTGAGCCAATCGGCGCGTTAGGCTCATTTGGCTCCAGCGTGTTGTACTTGCATGACGCAACAATGGCACTGCCCCGCTCATCATCCGGCGTGCCAATGGGTGGCTGGCTTGGGTCAAGCGCATTAACTCTGCTGGCAATCTCAGGGATGGTTTCAGTGATAGCCTCATTAATAGCGTCATTGCTGACCTTCAAAGCTGTGTTAGCCAGCGGGAAGGTTTTGCGCACCGATTCTTTCAGATTCCTGATCTCATCAGCGCCTTCAGCCACAGGATCAACCCTTGATGGCTTGCTGGTATCTAAGCTCCCAACAAAGGGGACTATCTCTTCTGCTGGTGATTCTCTTTTAGCCACTGGATTCTTCCTCTGAGGTATATGCGGTTATCGCGCCCGCGCTCATAATTTTGTCAAAGGTGACCGTTCCGGCCTTCATCCCAGACACCGTATCCTCAAGAACCTCAATTCTCTCCTCATCCCAGCCTTCAGCCTCTATGCTGAGATTTGTAACCTTTCTCTCAAGCTCCTTAACCCTTTCCTCAAGCGCTTTAAGGTCTTTTTGTAATTGAGCGTATGAGTCATCTCCCTCAAAAACGCTTACCCATTTACCATCTCGCCTGACATAGCTATTGCCGTCATACTTCGCCTCTTCAACGTACTCAAAACCACTCGTTGACGAGCCAATGTTTGATCTGTCAGCCCATCCACCTGAGACAGAGTTATCGTTAGCCATAGCTTGAGGAGATCCGCCATCAAGCATTGCGCCACGGTGAGGTGGCACATAGCTCCACACATTTTGATTTGGATTCTTAGCCATACGCGCTCATAACCTCCTGAACTGAGCCAAGGTCAGCATCTGTCTTAGTGCCGTTAAGCTGCCCTAAACACTCTTCAAATTTAGATTTCCACAACGCAATGCGTGGGTCATTCATCAAGAACCCTTCAGCGTGGCTGAGAGCGCCGTACAGGTACGCGGGATATGCGTCCTGTAGGGTATTGGTCTGGTAGTTAACGCTGTCCAGAGGCCCGTCAAAGGCGTACATGTTGACGTTTACCATTGTGTCCAGCGTGTCACTAATGGGGTGAAAGCAGAGATAGTTGTTAATGCGAGTAAACACCTCTGGCCTGCCTGTCCCCATCGGGAAAAATCCAGCGGGAGGCGCTAGGTGCGGAGGCCATGCCTCACGCCATGTATTGATCACCCCGCCGTACTGCTCATCAAGCGGTGACCATCTCACCTCCGGCGGCAAAGGCCACCCAGAATCGGCATCCTCTGGGATTTTTTGCAATTGCGGGGGCTGCTTGTGAAGCCGCCTGTAATACTCAGCCTCGCTGACGTACTGCAATGGCACGCCATTAAAAACAACCGTTTTAAGCTCTATGCACTCATCAGGGAGTCGCACAGCGGCATGATTGGGGTAACCCGTCTGGGCCGGTCGATAAATAACCGTGGCCTCGTTACAGGTGGCCCGCAGCCTGCGGAACAAATCCTGCTCTGCAAGCATAATAAATCGTGGGATCTGCTCGTCTAAATCTTTGCGGTTAAGAAATGAGCGAACATCATTAACGAGGTCGGGGTAGGTTCTCATTTGCTATGCCCAGGTAACAATTCGGGATAATTCTTTTTTAACCAAGTGAGAAACACTTGCTTAACCGATTTGTCAGTCGCAAATCGATGCCAGAAATCCGCACGCTCTTCTTCGGGCAAGCTATGTTGATATTTAACCACAAGCTCCATTGGAATTGAACCAACGTAGCGCCAATCTTTCTTGTAATACTCAGACTGATCCTGCTTGTATTTAACGTGCGCCTTGGCAGCTTCAGCATCAAGGTGATAGCCCCGATAGCCCTTGCCATCCTCGTAGGAGAACGTGCGGGAGGAACCCTCCCGCAAGTCCGTTAAGCGATGTCGATAATCCGACATCAGATGCTGACACCCGTGACAGCGGCATGAGCCTTGGTGTTGAGCACTGCGAATGTGCCCTCCCACAGGATCTGACGCTTATCTGAGTCACCCATCTTAGCGATAGGCCAATCAGCAGTAGGTCGCAGTACAGGCGTTGCGGTGTAGTTGAAGTCAACCAACAGCATCGTGCCTGCTTCCATGTTGCGATCAAGAACAACATCAAGCTCGCCATACGTTGAAACGTACAGGTCGATGACGTTAACGATCTTGCGCTCGTTGCGGATGTCACGCTGACGGCCTGCCGCCAAAGCAAAGCTGGAAACAATACCAGCAGTCTTGGGGTCAGTTACCAAATATGAGGGGTTACCACCCTTCATGTAGGTAGCCAAGTGAGCATCCAGCAGAAGCGACTCAACAGCAGCCGCATCCGCTGCGCTAGAGCCATCGAGCACTACAGAGTCATCCAACTGAGGAACAAACGACTCCATCAGACGCGCGCCAGTTACCACACCCTCGGGATCGGGGAACGGCGGGATCTGAGGCGTAACGCCATCTTCTGGGTAGCAAGTGGGCGCTGAACTCAGCGCGTTTGCTGCACCAGCGTTCTTGCTCTGCTGCATACCAACAACCGCAAACTCTTGGTCGTTGGCAAGCTCGCCATAACGCAACTCCAACTGGTAAGCCATCTCAGAGTCACGGCCATACTTGTCTACCTTCTCAAGTGTGCCAGTAACCTCTGCAACCTTGCCCATGATTTGGCAGTAGTTGTTAAGCTCAACAATTGGCTTTGACTCGTCCATGCCTGCCGCAGCGCCTTCCAGCAATGCGTTAGGCCCAGGACAGTTAAGGTCATCCTGTGACCACTCATGCAACTTACCAGTTGCGCGGATCGTCTTGCTCATACTCACCACGGGGGTGTCGATGGGGCTGATGTTGTAAATTACGTCCTGGACATCTTCAGCCTGACGGGTTTGGATATAAGTGTTGTCTTGTGCCATCTTTAATTCCTCCTACGGACGATAGCTATCGCTCCGCAGCAAGCTGTGCCGCCTTCATCTGAGCAAAAGCACCGCGTGTATTCGGGCTTTCCTCAAAATTCCGCTTGGCATTCATAAACTGACCCTTGGCATTTCTGCCTTGGCGGGCCTGATTTGCACTTGCTGGCTTCTGCGATTTGGTTTTTGCGACTGTTTTCGCTTTCTTGCCAGCGCCTTTGTAAAGCATTGAGTGATAGAACATCTCAAGCGCAGCGGGATCAGTTATCCTGTTAAACATCTCAGCGGGCAAACCCATCTGGGTCGCATGTTCGCGTATTGACGAATAGGTTTCTGAACCCCAATTAGGGATCTTGAACTGCAATGCCTTGGAAGCTAACTGAGCCTCCCTCGTCATTTTTTGTTCAAAAAAATGCTGTTGCTGTTGCGCAATATGATTAAGCGACTGCATTACCTGTTGCTCACGCGCAAAAGCCTGAGACATTGCTGCCTGAACCTCTTGCGCTTTGTCAGCAGGAATCTGCGCCCAATTAATATTGCGAAACTTATCAGCATTACCCTTTGCTTCATTCGCTAAAAACTCAGCCATTTGGCGAGAGTTAACTAACGTATCCTCAAGCTCATGTTGAGCCTGAGTCATCGTCACCATCTGCTCGCTTATCTGCTGGTTATAGCTATCGCGCTCTTGTCTATCCTTCGTAAATTGGCGCTGAAGGTCTTTGTACGACTTCTCAAGCCGTTGATACTTCACATCGAGAGGTGTTTCATCGTCATCCTGATCTTCATCAGGTTCGATTTCATCGTCGCCCTCTTCGATGATTTCTTCGCTATCAACTACTTCTTCCGTAGCAGGCTCAGTTGTCCCGAAATCAACTTCTTCGGGTTCTTCGCCAGCAACGTGCTGGGGTGCAGGCTCTACAGGTGCTTCATCGCGCTCATTTGCCATGCGCTGCATTGCTTGCTCTCTAAAGCTAGGTGTGCCGCTCTCTTCGCTCATTGGTACGCCTCCGCCATAAACTGGTTAGGGTCTTGCTGGCTTTGTTGCTGTGCCAGCGTTTCAGCTTGCTGGACATATCCAGCTAAGGTCTTTGCTACATCCTCTAAGCCACAGACCCTCAAATAAATCTCATCTCTCTTACGAGAGTGCTCCCTTTCGGTGGAAACCCACTCGTTAAAGTAATGGTTCAATGTCTCCCGATACGCCAGCCCGAATATCGGGCTGTTCATCAGCTTCGCTGCCTCCATCCCCGCTTGCAGTATTTGCTGGGTATCTTGACCTAATGAATTGCTTTCTTTTGTCTGGGCCATTTGCTTCCTCTCTCTGCTTTAGTCGCCTAGCTACCAGTGGGTGAATATCAGGGCCATCGGTTCTACGCTTCCGCTTGGCCTCGACTGCTTTAAGCATTGTTAAATTATCCATTTGACCGCAGCACCTTCTGTCGCTCTATATTCAGCTTTTCTGTGTCAATGAATTGCTTGTGCTTGAACTCTTCAGAGTCAAGCTGGTTATCAAACATCTTGTCGGCAAGTGTTGTCTGTACGCTCATCAACGTGCCGTTAGCCTGCGCTTCAAGTAACGCAATTTGCGCAGCCGTAGCTTGCTTTTCAAGCTCCTGCCCAATCTTCTGCTCCATCTCCATCTCTTCCTGCATTTGCTGCTTCATCTGCTGGACTTGCTGGAATTCTTGTGACATCGGAGACATCATGAATGGCTGAGTATTCTTGATGCCCAAAGCATCAAACACTTTGTCAAAAAGCGCGTGTCTTTGACTGACCCCATACACATCAGCCATGATCGGATCTTGTGCCAACATCTGATGAATCATCATCAACTGCGCGCCTGACCTTGCCGCCTCGTCAGGTGTCAGCGCGGCATTAATTTCCATGTCGATGTCATCTTGATTCCATGAGCTAGGAATGACCGGAACCATCTGCCCGCACATCTCAAACTGATCCTGAGACTTGTCATTTTGTATAGCTAACTTAATTATGTGCTGAGACAAAGGAACAAGAAATGATCTGGCAAAATCTCTCGCCGCCATGATTACCCTGCGCTGACCAGCACTGGTTAACTTGGCAATCATGTCCGCAGCGTTCTGGTTGTTTACAGCGCCCTGATCCATGCCCTTAGCAAGACCAGACATGCCATTACGCTCCTCACCATCCGTCTTCAACATCTGAAGAACATTCATGGTCAAAGGAGACAATTCAGGCGTTGCCAATGGCGCTACGCTACCAGGCTGTCTTGACCAGATAACGCCGCCGATAGTGTTGTCCAGAAGGTCACGCGGATTTTTAATTGCACCTACAGAGGCTTCATAGCGCGTTGTATTGCGCATCTGCTGGTTGTCTATAACAAGGCGCTTGAGTATTGAGTTTGTCTTCTGCTGGCCCGTCATAACGTCAGCAGTGCAAGTGCCATCTGCCGCGTGAGATATTGCCATCTCAGTCCACTCAAAGAACGGAATACAGGTAACTTCCCTTATCGCAGGCGAGCCATCTTTCCAGCGCAAAACCTCGCCACATGACCAGTGTATTTCGTAGAGCTTTACCTCTTCAGCAAGTGCGTGCGGGTCATCATCTATGACGCCCTGATCCAGCCATGTCCAAGTGCGATACACCGTGACAATCTCATGCACACCAGAGCGGTTGTACTGCCTAACCTTCTGATAAGTACCATCGTGAGCCTTCCGCGCGGAATCTTCATCGTGACCGCGATGGCGATAGTCCGGCGTTAACTCGTCAACTTGCTCTGGGTCATAGCCGTCCATCAACAGTCGCGCGCGCGGTACATCATCTTCCATGCAAACGTACATCGACTCTTCTGCATAGCTAACATTTGGATCGCGGTGATAACGCTCTGGCTGCACCAACGTCAGGCCAACGTGAGAGTCATCACGCTCCGCAACAATGTAG